GTGGAGGACGCCACGAGGCGCGCGGCCGAGGCGCGGGCGCGCCTGGAGGAGGCAAACGCCCGGGCGGCGCGGGACGCCGCCGACCTCGCGGACGCGGAGAAGACGGCGGAGCAGCTCGTGGACGAGTCCACCGCCGAGATAGAGGCCTCCATCGCGTCCATCGAGGTGACCAACGCCATGGTGGCGGAGAACCAGCGGGCGGCCGAGGCCGACGCCGAGGCGGCCAGGGCCGAGGCGGAGTACGACTCCCTCACCGACAGGCTTGAGGGGCTGCGCGACCAGCGCCGCTCGCTCCTGGACGGCGCGCCGCTGCCGCTGGAGGGGCTCTCCATCGACGAGGCCGGCAGGCTCACGTACTTGGGGCACACGTGGGGCGACATGAGCGGCGCGGAGCAGCTCCGCGTGGCCACCGCCATCGTGCGCGCCACCAAGCCGGAGTGCGGCTTCGTGCTCGTCGACGAGCTCGAGCAGATGGACCCGCAGACGCTCGCAGACTTCGGCGCGTGGGCGGAGACGCAGGGCCTGCAGGTGATCGGGACGCGCGTCGCGTCTGACGACACATGCACTGTGGTCATAGAGGACGGGCGCGTGGCCGGCGCGGGGGCCGAGGCAAAGACAGGCGACGCAACCGAGGGCGACGGCGCGCCCGCGCCCCAGTGGAAGGAGCTGTAGAGATGGGAAGGTACGAGCTCGAGTGCGGGACAAGGAGGACCGCGCTGAGGGTCGTGGTCTACGGGCCCGAGGGCATCGGCAAGTCGACGCTCGCCGCCGAGATGCCGCAGCCGGTGTGGCTCGACGTCGAGGGAGGGACCAACCAGCTGCCGGTGGCGCGCATGCCGAGACCCACGTCGTGGGCGATGCTCATGGACGAGGTCCGCGCGGTGCGCGACGGCGAGGTGCCATGCTCGACGCTCGTGGTCGACACGGCGGACGCGGCGGAGGCGCTCTGCACCAGGGCCGTGTGCTCGTCGCACAACTGGCAGGGTGTGGAGGACGCGGGATACGGGAAGGGCTACACGTACCTCGCCGAGGAGTTCGGCAAGCTGCTCGACATGCTGGGCGAGGTCGTGGACGGCGGGACCAACGTCATGGTGGTCTCCCACGCGATCATGCGCAAGTTCGAGCGCCCCGACGAGTCCGGCGCCTTCGACCGCTTCGAGCTGAAGCTCTCGAAGAAAGTCGCGCCCATGGTCAAGGAGTGGGCCGACATGGTCCTCTTCTGCGACTACAAGACCTACGTCACGGTGGGCAAGGACGGCAAGGCCAAGGCCTCGGGCGGCACCCGCGTCATACGCACCACGCACAACCCCTGCTGGGACGCGAAGAACCGCTTCGGGCTGCCCGACGAGATGCCCATGCGCCTCGGGGAGCTGCCACCGGAGCTCGCGGCCGTGGTGCCCGACATGCGTGCGGACGCCAGACCGGCACCGGCGCCCGTGCCGCAGGCGACGCCGGAGACGCCGCAGCACGGGCCCGCGCCAGCCACGGGGACGAACGGGCACATGGCATCCATCGAGCGCGACATGGCGCGCCTATCGCAGGCGGCCGCGCCCAAGGCGGGGGCGCAGGCGGGGGCCGACGCCGCACCAGCGGCCGCAAGGGGCTTCGAAGTCGACCCGCGAGACTCGTACCCGGCCGGCTTCCGCGCCCTCACGGACCTCATGCGCAGGGACGGCGTGCTCGACGGCGAGCTGAGGCGCGTGGTGGGGAGGTCCGGCAACTTCCCGGAGTCGTGCGCCGTGGCCGACTACGAGCAGGGCTTCGTCGACTACCTGGTGTCACAGTGGCCGACCATGCTCAGGCGCGTGGAGGAGGAGCGCGCCAAGGACCCCACGCCCATCGACTAGCGGGCAAGGCAAGACGACACACACCAAGACCAAGGAGACAGACATGGCAGACTACGACGAGGCGCTCGGCTGGGACGACGAGGCCACGGCGAGCGACGCGGAGTACACGGTCCTCGAGCCCGGGGAGTACGCGTACAGGGTGGACGACTTCGAGCGCGGCCGCTTCGACGGCAGCGACAAGATGGGGCCGTGCCCGGTCGCGAAGCTCACGCTATCGTGCTCCAATGCGACGGGGCAGCAGGGCACGGTGGTCACGCGCCTTTACCTCACGAAGAGGCAGCAGTGGAAGCTGACGCAGTTCTTCAAGTCCTGCGGGCTCATAGACGCCTCGCTATCCGACGGGCAGGCCTACCGCATGCCGTGGGACCAGGTGCGCGGGGCCATCGGGCGCGTCGAGATAGGCAACCATACGCACCAGGGGCGCACGTACAACGAGGTCAAGCGCTTCGTCGTGCCCGAGACTCAGCCCAAGCGCACCTACGGGGCGCTCTGATGGCGCCAGCGCTGCGCCCGTACCAGCAGGAGGCCGTCGAGGCCGTCTTCCGCGAGTGGGGGTCCGGCCACCGCCGGACCCTGCTCGTCCAGGCGACCGGGACCGGCAAGACCGTGTGCTTCGCCGAGGTGGTGCGCCGCGTCGCCGAGCGCGGCGGGCGCTCCCTCGTCCTGGCGCACAGGGGCGAGCTCCTGGAGCAGGCGGCGGACAAGATCGGGCGCATGACCGGGCTGTCCTGCTCCGTGGAGCGCGCCGAGGAGACGAGCGTGGGCACGTGGGACCGCGTGACCGTGGGCTCCGTGCAGACGCTCATGCGCGAGGACAGGCTCTCGCGCCTCGCGCCGGACCGCTTTCAGTGCGTGGTGGTCGACGAGGCCCACCACGCCGTGTCCGAGTCGTACAGGCGCGTGCTCGACCACTTCTCCGGCGCCGACGTGCTCGGCGTGACCGCCACGGCCGACCGCGCCGACCGGAGGGACCTCGGAGAGGTCTTCGACTCCATCGCGTACGAGTACGGGCTCGTGCAGGCGGTGCGCGACGGGTGGCTCTGCCCCATCGAGGCGCAGACGTTGCCGCTCTCCGTCGACATCTCGGGCGTCTCGACGCAGGCGGGGGACTACGCGGCGGGGCAGCTGGGGGACGCGCTGGACCCGTACCTCGACGCGATCGCCGACCAGATGGCCGGGGTGTGCCGGGAGCGCCGCACGGTCGCCTTCCTGCCGCTCGTGAGGACCGCCAAGGCCTTCGCCGAGAGGCTCAGGGCGCGCGGGCTCACCGCCTGCGAGGTGGACGGCCAGAGCGAGGACAGGGACGAGGTGCTCGCGGACTTCCAGGCGGGGCGCTACCAGGTGATGTGCAACTCGATGCTGCTCACGGAGGGATGGGACTGCCCGGCCGTCGACTGCGTGGTCGTGCTCAGGCCGACGAAGAGCCGCGCGCTCTACTGCCAGATGGTTGGGCGCGGGACGCGCCTCAGCCCGGAGACCGGCAAGGAGGGGCTGCTGCTGCTCGACTTCCTGTGGATGACCGGCCGCCACGAGCTCTGCCGCCCGGCGTCGCTCGTCGCCAAGACCCCCGAGGTCGAGGCGCGCATGACCGAGATCACGCAGGAGGCGGACGGGCCCGTGGACATCATGGGCGAGGAGGAGCAGGCCGCCGAGGACGTGCAGGCCGCGCGCGAGGAGGCGCTCGCCGCCGAGCTCGAGAGGCAGAGGCACAAGAAGGCCAGGCTCGTGGACCCGCTGGTCTTCGAGATGTCGATAGCCGACCACGACCTGGCCGACTACGAGCCGAGCTTCGCATGGGAGCGCGAGGACGCCACCGAGGGGCAGAGCAGGGCGCTCGAGAAGTGGGGCGTGAACCCCGAGGGGATGTGCCGGGGCAAGGCGTCGCTCATGCTCGACCGGCTCGCCATGCGCCGCGACGCGGGCATGGCCACGCCGAAGCAGGTCCGCATGCTGGAGCGCAAGGGCTTCCGCCACCCCGGCGAGTGGACCTTCGACCAGGCGAGGTCGATGATGGCGAGGCTCGCGCAGAACCGCTGGGTGGTGCCCGCCGGCATCGACCCCGCTACGTACGTGCCGGGGAATTCTGCGTCGAGCAGGGCAAAGAGGGCGGAGCTTGCCGCCGGAGCTGGAAGGGGCGCTCAGAGCGCAGGCTTCGGTGACCCAGCGGCCACCAGCGGGAGCATAGGCTACCAGCCGGAGCAGGCACAGACGCTCAAGGCCGGGAGTAACAAGGCGACCACCGGCTGCGTGATCAGCCTGCAGTCGGACGGCTCAAGCTCCAATGGTGCGCAAGCACGGCTCGGGCTGGAACGCGGACGGAAGCGCCTACACGGTCAACACCAGGGACAGGCAGAGCGTCTGCATTGCGGCAAACCAGCGCGGCGAGGTCAGGCTTGACGGTGGGGACGGCCAGACCATGGGTGCGATACCTGCCACGAGGAGCGGGAAGCAGCTCCAGGGCGTGCTCACCCCGTGGGACGTGCAGAGCAAGCGCGTGTACTCGCAGGACGCGTGCGGGCCGACACTGCCCAGCGGCACCAGGGAGGGCGTGAACATCCAGCCCAGCGTCTTGTGCATGGCGTCCGGGCAGGCGAACGCCGAGGTGGGCGAGGACGTGGGCACCACGCTGTCAGCGCGGCAGTACAAGGACCCTCCCATCACTGCGGTGACGCGCTGCGGGTGCGATGGTGGTGGCAAGGGGGCGCTCACGAGCGAGGACGTGTCCCTCACGCTCTCCACGCGAAACGAGCAGTCGCTGTTCGACCCGCAGGGCGAGCCGCGCTACATGGTGCGCAGGCTCACGCCGGTCGAGTGCGAGCGCCTGCAGGGGTTCCCGGACGGCTGGACGCAGGTGCCGTATCGCGGCAGGGCGGCGGGGGAGTGCCCGGACGGCCCGAGGTATAAGGCGATAGGCAACTCCATGGCAGTACCGGTGATGCGCTGGATTGGAAAGAGGATGAAGGAGGTCGACGATGCCTAGGGAGGACCACGCGGGGCTGCTCGACGCGCTCGGCGCCATAGACCCCTCCACGTGCTCGTACGACGAGTGGTGCGAGGTGGGCATGGCCCTCCACGAGAGCGGCTTCTCCGCGGACGACTGGGACCGGTGGTCGCGCCGCGACGCCGCGAGGTGGCACGAGGGCGAGTGCGCGCGCAAGTGGGCGGGCTTCGGCCGCTCCGAGCGGCGCGTGGGCAGCGGGACAATCGTCCGCATTGCCGAGGCGCGCGGCTGGTCGCAGGCCGCCGGCGACGAGGCGCTGGGGTGGGACGACGAGGCCACCGCGCGCGTGGACCCGAGCTGGGTGGAGGACCGGCCGCTAGAGGACGCCGACTCCGGCGCGTGGGACCCCGCCCGCCAGCTCTCGGACTACATCGGCGCGCTCTTCGACGACGACGACCACGTGGGATACGTCACGGAGAGCTGGGAGCGCGACGGCCGCCACGTCCCCTCCAGGGGGCACTGGGACCGGACCGCCGGGCAGCTCAGGCGCGAGCTCGCCGAGTGCGGCGGCGACGTGGCCAAGGTCATCGGCGACTGGGACCACGACGCCGGCGCGTGGGTGCGCTTCAATCCGCTCGACGGGACGGGGTGCGCCAACAAGAACGTGACCGAGTACAGGTACGCGCTCGTCGAGAGCGACAGCCTGCCGCCGGAGAGGCAGCGCGGCATGGTCGAGGCCATGCACCTGCCGTGCGCGGCCGTGGTCTCGTCCGGCGGCAAGTCGGTCCACGCCATCGTGCGCGTGGACGCCGGCACGGACTACGGGCTCTACCGCAAGAGGGTCGAGGAGCTGTACGCCTACTGCCGCCGGCACGGCTTCGCGCCGGACGAGGCAAACAAGAACCCCTCGCGACTCTCGCGCATGCCGGGAGTCACCAGGCGCGGGCGCAGGCAGCTGCTGCTCGCCACGTCCTGCGGCGCCGAGTCGTGGGCCGCGTGGGAGGAGTGGGTGGCCGAGAGCGAGGACGACCTGCCGGACGAGACGGACAGCTCCGACTTCGACGAGCCGCTGGACCTCGCGCCGGTGCTCATAGGGACGGACGAGGGGGACGGGATCATGCGCATGGGGCAGAAGGGCATACTCACGGGTGACTCGAAGATGGGCAAGTCGTACTGCCTCATCGACCTCGCCGAGGCCGTGGCCACGGGCGGCAGGTGGCTGGGGCGCGGGTGCCTGCGTGGCAAGGTGCTCTATGTGAACCTGGAGATCCAGGAGGCCGAGTTCCGCCAGCGCATGCGCATCGTCTGGGACGACCGCGTGGCGCACGGCGAGCCCGCCGACGTGGCGGCGCTCAAGAAGAACCTCCACAGGCTGCAGCTCAGGGGCAGGGCGTGCCTCATGCCGGACCTCGTGAGGCCCATCGTGCGCCGCGTGCGCAGGATGGCCGCCTCGGGCGAGCCGGTGCGCCTCGTGGTGGTGGACCCCGTGTACAAGGTCAACGGCGGCGACGACAACGACAGCGCGAAGGTCACGGCCTTCACCAACGCCATCGACGCGATCATCGCGCAGACCGGCGTCTCGGTCGTGTACGCGCACCACCACCCCAAGGGGACGGCGGGCCAGAAGAAGTCGATGGACCGCATGAGCGGGACCGGGGTGTACGCCCGCGACGCCGACGTGATGATGGACATGACCGCCATCGAGATGGGCGAGCGCGACCGCAGGGAGAAGCTGGGCGGCCTGCCGGCATACAGGATGTCGGTCGACTGCAGGAGCTTCGCCAAGCCCAAGGACAGGGACTACGCCTTCAGGTGGCCGCGCTTCGTGGCCGTCGAGGGCCTCGAGAGGTACAAGGTCGAGGGCGAGGACCCATACGCGAGGCAGCGCCAGGGCAAGGAGGAGCGCGACCGGAGGCTCCGCGAGGAGGCCAAGTCGCTCATGTGGGGCGCCTTCAGCGCGTGCGTGGCCGAGGGCCTGGCGGCCGAGGACGGCACGGTGGGCATCGGCGCGCTCATGGCGCACATGGGAGAGCGCGAGGAGACCGAGGCCAAGCCGACGCGCCAGACGGTCAAGTCCTGGGCGGCGCACGACTGGTGCCGCGTCGGGTGCCGCAAGGTCGAGGTGCCGAGCGCGGACGGGACCAAGTCGACGGAGCTCACGGTCTTCTACGACCGCGACTCGCCGCTCGAGAACGGGTGGGAGTGACGATGGTTCCATGTCTTATGTAGTCGCGTTGATTGTGACAGTAATTCACGCATGGTTTACAGGGGGTGTAAGCCACGCATGCCTAGCACCGTCAGGGGGGGGTGATGACACCCTTATATATAAGGTGGTTTACACCCCCCCCACCGGGGGGTGGCGGTACCGCCGTGTGGGCGCACGAGTGCGCGCCCACACTACAGGGCGCGGCCCGTGCGCTACCGCACACCCCCGTGGATGGGGTTCGAAAGGGATTCGAGAGAAGAGAGAAGGAGAGCAGAACATGAGTTCGATTGACTATGTGTCCGGCGGCGTCGAGGCGAGGGGCACCCTCGCGGAGGTGAGGGGGACGGCAAAGGCCACGAGGCTCGTGGTGGAGCTTGACCCGTCCGTGGCGGCGCTCGTTGCCGGCAGGCTCGTGCCGCTCGTGGGCGCGGAGGTCTCGGTGGCGGTCGCGCCGGTGCAGGCGCGCATCGACGTGGACGGGGGCGACGGGCGATGAGCGAGTACGTGTGCATGCTGCCGTTCCACGGCAGCACGGGCGAGCCTGGAAGGACCCATGTCCATGACCTCAACGTCGACATCATGGAGCCGGTCACGCGCTGCGAAGCGTGCGAGTACTACGAGTACAGCAGCGGAGAGCTGCCAAACCAATGCCTCCTCTTCGACTACCCGACCGGCCTGCGCTGCTTCTGCTCGAGCGGGAGACCGAGGGGAGGCAGGCGATGAGCATGTTCGTGCGGGTGCATGACGGCTTCGGCCAGGAGTACGCGATAAACGTCGACAACATCTCGTGGATAAGCGCCGAAATGAGTTGCGTCTGCATGACCGGGGTTAACCACGGAAACGGCATCCTGAGGATCCTCCCCGGGGACATCCAGCGGCTTCTGGTCATGACGGTGGTGGCAGAGAATGACACCGACTAGCGAAGATCGCCGCGATGTGGCGGCGAGGCTGAGGCATGAAGCGGACGGCTTCCGACGCCTCGAAAACGAGCTTGGACAGCTGACAATCGACCTGGGAGAAGTCACAGCCGTTTTCCAGGATGTCGCACACTTCGCCGGGCTTGACGGCACCGTCCGCACTTGCGTGCTCCTCGACCGCCTCGCCGACCTCATAGACCCGACGTGCCATGTCATTCCCGGTGAGGAAGCAGTTGCCGAGCTAAAGGACGGTACTCGATTGACGGGAGTGCCCCTATCGTGCGGGCACGTGGTTTTCGGCGTGAGTGCCAAGGACATGCCAAAGTTTTGCTGCGAGTGCGGCTCACGTATCACAAGCGGGGGCGAGCGGTGATGGATGCTCAATCGCAGCTGTGCGGCAGGTGCATGCACTATCGAGGCAAAAACGTTGGCGTGTGCCTCGTGTACGGCATCCACACCTTCGCAGACGCGCACTACATAACAAGCGTGTCCTCCATCACGGGAGAGGACTGCGGATGCGAGAACTTCGTCACCCCGGAGGCAGACGAGGAGTGGTGCAGGGCGCTGGAGATGGCGGAGCGGCACCCTGTGCCGTGGAGGTGATTGGCTGATGGCCGAGTACATCTTGGACACCACGGACGGCATATACAACGCCCGAACGACCGGCGAACTTGTCAGGTGCAGGGACTGCGTCTTCATGGAGACGCGCCAGCTGTTCGGCGGCATCGATGCCAAATGCTACCTGGACCCGGAGTTCAACATCTTCGACGGGCCGGACGGCTACTGCTCGAAGGCGAGGAGAAGGGACGGCGAACGCTGATGGCAAAGGACAGGACCAGGCGCGCCAGGATGCGCGGTCGCGCGCTGGAGGACAGGCGACGCATCGAGGGGGCCGCGGAGTTCCGGAGGACCATGAGGACCGGGCGCAGGTTCACGGAGGCGATGTGCACCACGACGCAAAGCTTCATAGACGCGATGACGAGGGGCGTCGACTACATCGACTGGCTCCTTGGATTGGACGGCTGGGAATGACGGGCTGGATCGTCTTCTTCGTCTGCGTCGCTGCCGCCGCCGTCTCCGTGGCCGCATGGTTCGCGGGCTACGCCGAGGGCGTGGCGGACGGCACGCGCGTGCTCGCGGAGTGGTGCAGGCGGCACATGGACACGGATTGGGGGCAGCGATGACGGCGGGCGTGGTGCAGGGCTTCCTTGCGATGGAGCCGCCGACGGTCACGCACAACGACCTGGTGGTGCGGCGCGGGCGCGGCGGCAAGTGCTACATAGGCAAGTCGGACCGGCTGCGCGAGGCGGAGGACGCGATCTGCGCGAGGATGCGGCGCATCGCGCCGGAGGAGCCCGTCCGGGGTCCCGTGCGCGTGAGCGTGCGGCTGTGCTTCCCCACGCGCGGCAGGCACGCGCAGGGGTCGCCGATGGACGACGTGCCGGACCTGGACAACTCCTTCAAGACGCTGGGGGACTGCATGGTCAGGTGCGGGCTGGTCGAGGACGACCGCCTCATCGTCCAGCTGTCGCTCGCCAAGGCGTGGAGCGACCCGGCGGGCATATGGGTGCGGGTCGAGGCACTGTGAGCCATTCTGCGGCCACGCATGTGGCGCCGTGGGCATTCGCCCGCACAAGCGCAGCGCGTGGCCGCACGCGCGATTCTGTGGTCTCTCGGGGGCATCCTGCGGGTGCAGTGATTGGGGTGGTTCGTTTGTACGAGTACCAGAGCGCGTCTGACCTCTTCGAGGCCGCCCGCGAGGCGGCGGCGGACGCGGAGCGGATAGGCAGGGACCTCGGGCGCGCGGCGGCCGCGTGCGGGCTCAGGGGCCACGCCCCGACCGGGG